ATTTTGCGGAGGATGTAGGATTCGAACCTACGGTACCTTGCGGTACAACAGTTTTCAAGACTGCCGCGATCGACCACTCTGCCAATCCTCCTTAATTTCTATGTCAAGATGTCAATGAACATTTGTTCTAAATTTTGATATGTAAATATAATCAAAACTTTTTAAACCCGAAAACTTTAAATGTTAAATTTATGTTAAAGTTTTCTTTTTGAGTCCGGTGTTGGAATCGAACCAACTTATCAGAGTTTGCAATCCTGTGCCTAGCCAATCGACCAACCGAACCTGTAAAATCAAAAAAGGACCATTCATTTCTGAAAGGTCCTTTTGAATATTGTGTATGTTAATAGATTTAACTCATATTAACATTTTTGTTTCCAAAAGAACCGTCTTGCTTCCAATCCGAATTACTAAAATACTGCTCACATATCGGGTTGCCTGTCGTAAGGACTGGTTGTTCCATAATGATATGTTTTTGAATTGCTTGCATTTTAATTGTTTTTGTTTGTTCTAATCTATATATAAGATTTAATTTTCTTATGTATATTATAGATCTATATATCTTTTTGTTTCATTAAATTTCACTTTAATTTGAACTATTTTTAATTATTTTAAAAAAGTTCATTTCCGAGTGAATTTGACCACTTTACCAGAATATCTCCGTGACATTTATTTGGCTTACACCAACATCCAAGAGTCTTTCCTTGTAGTTCTATCAAAGAATTAAATAAAGTTTCATTTTCTAGAAGATATTTTTCATATTTTTCTAGGGCTTCTGCTCTATTCTTGACCCTAAATTCTGCAAGGGTCCCTTCTTTATGCGAATATGGATTTCCCCATTTTGAGGGTCTTCCGATATAAACATCGTAAGGTTCTTTTTTAAGATGAACTATCTTTGTTTGCATCTTTATTTAATTTGTTGTCAGGACAGGATTCGAACCTGTATCTACGTCTAGTCTTGTTTAGCCGACCATACCCAACAAGAGCGTCTACCATGAAAGGATCTTTAATATTCCTAACTATTCCGCCACCTGACTATTTTCGCTGATATTAAAACTTGTTCAATCACTTTAAAAAAATATCAACTTGCTACTTACTATATTTAGGCTCGCCAATCCTGTATCATATTATAATTTACCTGAACCTTCGTTGGGTTGTTGAT